CTCGTCGTCCGCATTGGCGATGTCGATGGTGAGGTATTCTTTCCGGGTTTCACCTGCTAGTAGATCGGATTTGACGGTTTCCCATTCGGCGTCGAGGCGTTGCTGGGCGGCGTCCATGTAGTCTTCGATGTTGAGTTCTTTGCGGATTTGGCGGGGTGCCATGCCTTTGGTTTCGCCGTCGTGGCGGCGGAGGATGTAGGCGATTGCTTTGGTGTGGAGTTGGAATCCTTTGCGGTTGTTTTCAAGGCTGGTGGGGTTGGTGGTGTCTACTTCGCCGGTTTTGGTGTAGGTGGTCATTGTTCTTGGCCTTTCGGTTGGCTTCCTTGCTTATGGTTTTACTATAACCCACTACGCGACATATGTCTAGTATAGGGGGGTGGTGTGGCACCCCCACGCCTACCCACCCAAAGCAAACGACCTCTGATGCCCCATCGACACCCGCCCCACCACCTGAGCCACCCACTTAGCAGGCACCCACACCACACCACCCTCATACGGCACCCCATAAAACCCCTCATGACGCACGGTCATACCACCCCGCGCCACAACACGCTCAGCCTCCCACTGCACAGCCGCCCCCAAAAACGCCACACAATCACGCACACGCTGCGACACCCCCACCGCACCGCGCTCCATCTGCGACACATACCTACGCCCCACCCCCAGACACGCAGCCAAATCAATCTGAGACAACCCCAGATAGATACGCATACACCGCAGAGACTCACCGTTAATCTCATCACGTCCCGGGGACTCGGGAAACGTGTTGCGGTGCCCCTCGGGTATCTCGTGCGCCCATTCAAGAGCTGGTGGTGTGTTCTTCATGCTCATTCTCCTTAAGCGATGTGTTCCAGGCGGCTGCCTGCGAATCGAGCGAAATCATAATCCGGTAGCTCCATGAGCTGCATGTGGCGTGGAGGGTCGTTGAGGGTGCCGTCAGCCTCGAAGTGTGCGCGCCACCAGCAGAAAAACTGCTCACGGGAATACCCGTACCAATGCAGGTGATTAGCGATCAACTGCCACATGGGTTCACCGTGGACTTTCATGCGAATGGTGTCCACCAGTTCCCCGGTTTCGAGGTCGTAGATGCGTAGGTAGTTGGTGATGAAACTGTTGTTCGGTCGGCCCGGCGCGTCCATGTACGGGTCGTAGGTGAGGTGTGAGCAGAGGGCATATTGGTTGGGCATTGGTCTTCCTTCCGGCTGGTGTTGCGTGTCTGCGTTGTGCAGTCACTGGTGGCGCGCACCCTAGTGAGCAGCATCCAAAACGTACGGTGGGTACGGGGAGTGGGTGCACACCCCAGCGACTACAGAGCGGGGCTTGCCCCGCACAATGGCGGGGGTGGGGTTTAGCTTCGTCCGATTGGGACAGGCGTGCCGTATTTCCGGTAGTTTTCCCAGGCAGTGGCTGCTGCCTCACGGTAGGTGCGGTGCCCGCTCTCAAGTGGGTAGAGGCTGTTCAGGAGCTTCTCTTGCTGGTGAATTTCAGTTACGGGGTCAATGATTACCCACAATTCGACTGATTCCATGATGCCGTCTTTTGAGGAATAGCAGGTGTTGCGCTCGATGACTGCGAATGCTTTTCCTTCGTGGATGACTTCCCAGCGTCCTGGCATGACGTGTTTGAAGGTGTAGGGGGTGTTCATTGGTTGCTCCCTTGTTCTGGTTGGATGTGTCTGTGCTGTGTAGCCGCCGGAAGTTTGCCCCCAGCGGCTGCGGGGGTAGCGGGGCAAGCCCCGCCACATGGTGGTTAGTCGTCGAGGTCTTCGGAGTCTAGGGCGCGCATTTCCTCGGTCTTGTCAGCAAGCCATTGCTGCCATTGTTCGCGGCCGAAGAGCGCATCCAGGACGGGCCAATCGGCGGTGTCATCGCTGAATGCCATGCCCTTTTCGCGACGCATTCCGGCTAAGGTCGGATCCACTGCGAGGCGGGCTTTCTGGGTGCCGTCAAGGTCGAAATCGACAATGAACTGTGGGCCGTTGTGGGTGGTTTCTTCGGTAGGGAGGCTTGCCATTTCACCGTAGGATATGCCCCATTCAGCGGGTGCGATGTTCCAGTCAAGGTTGTTGAGGTTGATGGTGGTCATTGGTTTCGGTCCTTTCGGTTTTGGTTGGTGGGGCTTGTTGCTCCCTGTGTCTTTCAATATACATCCCTACGCGACATATGTCTAGTAGGGGGTGGCGCATTTCAGTCCACCCACCCCCGCCCGCGCGCTCCACTTATTCTGCCCGCAGAATCGTCCGTGCCCGCATTTTGCCCGCAGCAGCACGGGCAGCGCATGTAATCTGTGCAATCCATGCGACAAATCGCCACACATGAAAAGCCCATGACCAGCACAAATAGAAAAACCACAGGTCACAAACTACACTCTGATGCATGTATCGTGTTTTTCACAATGTCGAAAACACAACCCCACGACCAGCCAAAACGCCTACACCGCCCGCAAACCACTGCGGGCATCCCGCATATTGCCCGCACCAGCCAGCAGCGCCCCCACAACATCCGCCGCACGCTCATCATCCCCGGGGAGGAAATGAGCATAGGTATCAAGCGTCATCTTCGCCGTCGCATGCCCAAGCCGCGCCTGCACCGTCTTAATCGGAACCCCCTCCCGCAACAACATCGACGCGTGAAAATGCCTGAGCGACTTCGGCGTGACGTTCCCCGACAGGCCGAGATACTTACGCAACTGCATCAACGAATAGCTGAGTAGGTGCGCGGTCATCGGTTGCCCAGCCCGCGACAAAAACAACCGCTCACGCCCCCCATGCTCCGCACGATGCTGCTTAAGCATCCCCAACGTCACCTCATCCACAGCCACAACCCTGCGCCCAGAATCACCAGTCTTCAACGCCCGCAACGGATCACCAGGACGCAAACCAGCCTGAGCCACCACCGAAATACGCCCCCGCTCAAAATCCACCTGGTGCCACGTCAACCCGCACACCTCACCCGGGCGCATACCCGTCGCGGCCATGAGCTGGATCGCCAACCCCACATCCGGCTGCGCCGTCACCCACACCAGTTTGCCGTCAGCGCCCTGCTTCCTGCGCCCACCATGCGTGGCCGTCTCCACCAGCAACCGCACAGTATCGGGCGATGGAACGTCACCCCACGTCACCCCACTAGACGGACGCGGCACCACCACACCCACAGCCGGATTCCTCGGAATCATCCCATCCGAAACCGCCTGCCCCAACATCGCCCGCAATTGCGACAACATCGACTTCACCGCCGCACGCCCCAACCCCACACCACCCCGCCAAGGCCGGCCATTTTGCAACACACCCACCCAATTACGCACCATCACAATAGTGACCTTCCCCACCGGCACATCCGCGAGGTCACCAAGATTCCTCCGCAACTGACCCCGAATCCGACCAGTACCAGGGGACGGGGCCTGCAACACCCACGCATCACACAACGCCCCCACAATGTCCCCACCGCGCGCCGGGTCCACCCAATCCCCCCTACGCAACGCGCCGCGCTGCTCCTCCACCCATGCTTTCGCGTCGCGCTCACGCTCGAAACTCCGGGAATGTTCCCGCCCCGCATGATCGCGAAACCGTCCCACCCAGCGGACACGCCCGTTACGATCCTTGCCAACCTTCGGCCTACGCTGTACACTCATGTTTGCTATCCTTGAATCACTCATGTGTCGAACCCCCAGGAACCCTAGGTTTCTGGGGGCTTTTCGTGTGCTACACTCATGTGTGCCAGCAACTGGGGATGCTGGCGTGCCCCTTAGACCCCCACCTCCTCTACGCTTTGTACGCGGCGCACGGGGTGGGGTTTCTCTATGCGTCCGCTAGGACGCGGGCCTTAGCCGCCGCGAACTCCTCATCCGACAAAGCCCCACCGGCATGCAGCTCAGCAAGCTTCACCAACTGGCCAGCCACATCAAGACTCCGAACCGTAGGGCCATTGCCGGGGATCGCGACAAACTGCTGCATATGAAGCCTCGAATTGTCGATAGGCTCGCGCATGGTCTCCTGGAAAATCATCGCGTTCTTCACCTTCGTTACCGCTTTGATCTCTGTGTTCGAGGTGTGCAGGGTGATCAGCATCATGCCTATGGTTGCGCGGTTTGTTTCTATGCTGCTGATCTTTTCGAGGGGGATGTACTGCGTCTCGATGATCTGGGTGAACCCGGACATAGTGGATAGGATCACACGTTTATTCGTGCCCACCAGGCGGCCATGCTGGCGTCCCTTGATCGCGTCCGACACGTAAAGGACACGCTCGCTACTGTCGAGGATTCCCAGGATTTCATAGCGCAAATGGTTGGGGTCGCGTTTGTCGTATGCGCGTGCGTATCCGTGGTCGTCAATGGGGTGGTAGTGGCTTTTATCCATCATGTCCACGACCGTGGTTGCTAGTGCCAAATTGTGTGGATCGTCCGCTGCGAAGGTCAATGCTCCGGGGGATTCGATGATGAATGCCTTGCGTTTGTCGCGCCCTTTGATGCAGTACGCGCCGTCACTGGTGCGGGCTAGGGTGACTTTTGTTTTCTGGCATGCCTGTTCGATTAGCTGGGTTGTGGTCACAGCATCGTTATTGAGAAAGCTGTCCGTTAGGTGATAGGTGCGATGTATGGGCACAGTGGGTTTTCCTTCCAGGTTAGCGGTTTTATCCCCTGGATTATCCCACATCACCACTCATAAATGCATGGTTTCGCATGCGGCGCATCATCTCATAGCAAAGCTCCTCATCGCTGATGGTGTCGAGTGGGTTAGCATCGTCGATCCATCGGGGGTTGAGGTACCCAAATCGGACTAGTTCGGTGATGGGGTTGAGTCCGACGGCTTCGGAGATGGTGATGATGTTTTCGGCGGGGATGTTGTTGCGTGCGATTTGGGATTGGGTGGTGCGCTTGGGGATGTGGGTGAGGGTTTCGATTTCGGCTGGGGTTTTGCACACCGTCTGTGTGATCCATGTGCGTGCGTCCATGTCTCATATTTTGCACCTGTCGCATAGATTCGCGCAAGATTCTGCACTTTTTTTATTGGTGTCTAGCTGCACTTTTATCAAAATCATAAGCCCACTTGCATAAGTGGACTTGCGCAAGTCGAGTTATGCATGCAATGATGAATCCAGCGGCGCAAGGAACTGCACCGCAGAGAACCGAAAGGGATCACATGATCTACTTAGACCCCGCGGCTCTCGACGAGGCAAGACAAATTCATAAGCTGACCAGCGACGAAAAGCTAGGAAGCGCACTGGGAATCAGCGGCCAAGCCGTGCGAAACCTCCGCTCCCGCCGGTCCGTTCCAACGGTCCAAACGTTGCTGAAACTACGTGAATTAACCAAAACGCCACTTGACGATTTGGTTGTCGTGACCGCATAAAATACGGCGCATGAGAATACTTTCATGCACCAAAATATAAGAAACAACTAAACAAGCTGTGTGAAAACTGAAAAGTGAAACCCTAGCGCGCAAAATACGGGCGATGAGGACTGAACCCCGGCGAGCGACGGCAAAGGCCCCCAGCAGGAACCATCCACGCCAAGACCCTGACCCTCCCCACGCGGAGACCCGCCGCCCACACGCCGCACACCACCCCGGTCAGGGTGGGAATCGCAGGACCGACCCTGGACACGGGAGGGAGCGAATCACACGGCAGGCAACAGCGCGCACAAGAGTCGCGAACAGAACAAGCGGGGTGCAACTCCCCGCCGCGACACCACGCCCCGCCCACGTAGTGGATAACCCGGCGCGGGCCACCAACCCAACCGGAAGGAAAAACCAATGCCCCCATACCACCACCCCAAACTCCCCACCGACATGCTCGCAAACTTCAACGACCTACACGCCGAAATCAGCGCACTACCACGAAGCCGCGCACAATCACTCTCCCTCACCAAACTTGATGAAGCCTTCCTCTGGGCAAAGGAGACCACCAATGAAACCGCATAACCACGACGACCACATCAACACCGCAGATGCGCTCATCGCAGATTCCTACTTCCGCTTCCTCACAGGCCCAAAACCCACTGACTAGAAAGACCTCACATGATTGACGAAGCAGAAGAACAGCGCGTGAAGCTAGTCCACGAATACTACGGCGTGACCGCTGAAACCCCCGCGTACGACACCCGCAGTCGCGCCGCCCTGCTGCGAGAGCATGAGCACATCACCCGCCAAATCCACCACAGCCTCGACATGCGCGACCGCATCGAGGACCACACGTTTTTCGCCGCACTATTGACCTTTGTGCTGGCGGTTCTCACCCTGACCTCAATGATGGGGGAGCAGAACTGGCTGTCACTAGGCGTGCTTGGCATGGGGTGGGCATTCTGTGGGGTCACGGTGGGCAAGCTCATTAAGGAGCGCCGCTACCATCAGCGCCGGTTGCGCGACTTGTGGGATCGCGACAACAAGATCAAGGACATCATCTGGTCTTAGGCATTAAAAATCGCCCGCACAGGAAAAACCTTGAGAAAACCTGTGCGGGCGAATGAGTGCCCTCGGCAAGGACGCACCAACCGAAACCGGAAGTTACCTTAACTCCCGCGATGATCATAACCCCTGTCCTAAAGGAAAATCATGCTGACAGCGCAACAACTAGCGGAAATGTGGGCTATATCACGCTCGCAGGTGTACAAACTCACCAAACGCACCCACGACCCCCTCCCCGCCTACCACCTCGGCGGAGTCCGATTCAAAAAGGAAGAAGCAGACCAATGGCTCGAACGCCAAAAACAACCGACTGGGAACTAGAAAAAATCGCCCGCACCACCGGCGTACTCACCCAAACCCCCACACAGAAAACCATCACAACACTAGCCGGTGGCACCATCGCCGCAGCAGTGTTCCTAACCCCCTACCTAGAAGCATGTATGTAGCAAGAGAAAACGTCCTCCCAACCCGCACCCTCGAAAAGCTCCGCCGCCGCGCAGCAATGGGACTCAGCTACGCGGGCATCCCCATCACACAAAACCCAGACGAGCAATGCATGTACCACAACTGCCAACGCAAACGAGACCCCAAAGACCCCTACTACCTATGCCGAGTCCACTCAGCGTTGGCTGACGTGACACTCAACCCCCACACCTACCTAGGCCAAACAGCATGAAACCAATCCAACTGAAAAAACCACCCGCACCAGGCACACCATACTGGCAGCGCACCATCACCGCATCCAAAGTGCCAGCCATGATCCGCGACCGCTTCACCGGCGAATACCTCGGCATCGACTACCTGTCCGCGTTTGAGCGGTTCATGGAAATGACCGGGCAATGGGAACAACCCATCGACGCCAAGACCCAGGCCATGTTTGATGATGCCCACGACGCCGAAGACTACGCCGTCAACGTCTGGAAACGCGCCAACCCTGGCTGGCACACCAGCGCCGGGGAAATCGCATTCACCAACCCCGACATCTTGCCTGGCATCCCATGTCTCGCCACCATCGACCGCCGCGCAAGCCGTGGACGATCCCGCCGCATCATCGAAGTCAAACGCCCCCGCAAAGACAACGGGGTGCAGGACAACTGGCTAGTGCAGGTGCAATTCCAGATGCTCATGTCCGGCATCCGCGCCGCTGACATTGTGATCGTCCCCGTCTACGGCACGCCGTCGATTCACCCGGTGGAGTACAACCCCAGCCTGTGCGACGGCATCATCGCAGACGTGCAGCATTTCCACCGGCTCCTAGTCGAAGGCACCCCACCAGACGTGGGGGACAGTGAGCACGCCAAGGAAATCTTCCAGCGCCTCAACCCCAAACCCACAGATCAGACCGTGGAGGCAGACGCCCAGACCGCCGCACAGTTGGCAATGGTGCTGGTGGAAATGGAGAAGCTGGAATCCCAAGCCCAATCCCTGGAAAACAAGCTGATGCAGGACATGGGGGACGCGAAAGCCCTCACCTGGGACGGGATACAGATCATGAGCCGCCGCCCCGGGCGGTTCGCACAGGCCCGCGTCCCGAAGGAACAACGCGACCTGCTCAAAGACCCCGACGTCATGACCCCGAAACTCGACGTCGCGAAACTCCGCAAGAAGCACCCCGACCTGGTGGAAGAAGCAACATCAACCCCCGCCTACCAGCTGGAACGCAAGAAACTCATCGAAGGAATCCAGTAGTGAAAACACTCATCAAAACACTGGCCGTAGCAGCGGGCATAGCCCTTGTCCTGAAAACACGGGGCATCGTCATCAAACGCAAAGACGACCCCGAACCCACCATACTCGCACCGTACAAGCCGCAAGATCGTCCAGAAGACCTACCCCGGTGGAGTGAACTCACCGAAGAAGAACGCGAACGATTCAGGCACGCACTGGACAAAGCAATCGCCGGTAGCACCGACATCTACGCACCGCTCCGAATCCTCCGCACAATCCAGCAAGAAAGGAAGAACCAGAATGGCTAACGACATCGAACCCATCGCCCCAACCGAAATCCTCCCCGCAGACCCCACCCCAAACAGCGACACACTAGCTACCCTGAAACAACAGGTCGAAGCAATGGGAGCCGCACGCGAACTCGCCAGCGTCCTCTGCAACACCGGCATGGTGCCTCAACACTTCCGCGGCAAACCAGACGACGGGGCCGCCGCAATCCTGTACGGAACTGAGTTGGGGCTGAACCCCATGCAGTCCCTGCAGAACGTGTTTGTGGTGCACGGCACACCCGCCGTGTACGCCCGCACAATGGCCGCACTCCTCACCAGCCGCGGCTACCGCATCGGAACCGTCGAATCCACAGACGAGTCCGTGACCGTCACCGCAAACGCCCCCGACGGGGCCACCGAAACCAGCACCTGGACCATCGACCGGGCGAAAAAAGCCGGGTACACGACCAACAAAAAATACCAGACCGACCCGCAGGCGATGCTGTTCGCCAAGGCCACCGCCGAGGTGTGCCGCAAAATCGCCCCCCACATCCTCCTCGGCATCCAATACAGCTACGAAGAGCTACGCCTGGACGAAGAGCAGGAACGCCGCAAGGTGAAGGCCACCCGCGTGGACAAACCAGCCGGGCGCCTCGCCGCCGCCGCGGCAACCACCACCACGGAAACCGTGGACGTGGACAGCATCATCGCAGCCTTCGCCGCCGCGGCAACCCCCAAAGAACTTGATGCTGTGGTCGAACAGGCCCGCGCAATCCCCACCGACCACCCACAACACGCCCAGGCGCTGGACGCATACAACCAACGCCTGGGTGAACTACAGGCCGGTAACGCATGATCCCCATCACTCATTTCGAGGGCCGCCTGGTCGCAGACCCAGAGATCAGGGAAACCACCACCAACATCGTCACCCGATTCCGGCTAGCCTGCTCAGACAACCGCCTCACCGCCGGTGGGGCATGGGAGAGCGTGCGGCAATTCTTCATCACGGTGAAAGCCTGGGACCACCTCGCTAAGCCAGCATCTGAGCTGTCGAAGGGGGAGCAGGTCACCGTGAAAGGGAAGCTGGAAACCCGGTCGTGGACAGACGACCAGGGGAACCAGCGTAGCGGGGTGGAGCTGAATGCGATGGACATTCTCACCTCGATTGTGGATGCGCGGACGGGTGTGCAGGCACCGGCGTATTCGGATGTGCGGGCGCAGGAAGCCCCGTTCTAAGCCTGAGAATTGTTCTTAGGTTTTGTTTGATATTGGTCGCCCCCCCACCCACGTTGGACACGCTCGGGGGGGGGCTTTCGTAAAAGAGATAGTGACGTGACAATGAGACCCCATGAGGGGGCACATGATTTAACACCCCAAGCAATCGCCCTGTGGGCCATGCGCGTAAACAAACTGCAGCTCACAGCCGCTTGCGCCATTGCAATCAGCCAAATATGCCTAGGGATAAGGAGGGGAGATGGCCAGGATTAGGACAATCAAGCCAGAGTTCTGGTCAAGCCCCGGAATCGAGACCCTGGAATACCGGTGGAGGCTGCTTTATATAGGTCTTTGGCAGCTTGCCGATGACTTCGGTAGGGGGTCTTTTAACCCCCGTGAATTCCTTGGTTTCGTGTTCCCCGCCGACATGTCGGAGGATTCCGCCGGGATCCGCCGGGGATGCGGCGAACTCCGCCGGGTGTTCGGAGTGGAGTTCTACAGTGTGGGCGGGAGGCATTTTTACGCGATCCCGTCGTGGGAGAAGCATCAGAAGGTTGATCGGCGTACAAAAGCGTCGAAGTTTCCGGGGCCGGGTGAGGGGGTTCCTTTTGATCCGGTGTCTGATGAGCCTTTACCTGCGGGTTTGGGTGGTTCCGCTGTAGTGTCGGCGGGTTCCGCCGTATTCCCGGGGGATTCCGCCGACAACACGGCGGGTTCCGCCGGAGTCCCCGGGAATTCCGGCGTTGGAACAGGGGAACAGGGGAACAGTAATAAGGGGGTTGAGGTATCTAGTAAGTTGCTGGCTGAGCAAGCACATGTGAAGCCCCCCCAGGATTTTTCCGACGGCGAATCGGCGGACGCTGACGCGCCGCCACCGCCGCCAAACCCCAACACCCCGAAAGTGACCGGCGACACACCCGCTGATTGGTCCACCCCGGACGACCCTCGATGTCGCCAGCACGCCGGGTTGCCACGCGACCAGGTGCCGCCATGCGGGGCCTGCGCAGCCGCCAGGCGCTGGTTCCAGGATCAGAAAAACCACGCTAAGCAGGCACGACGCGCCGCGATCCAGGCATGCACGTGGTGCGACGAGCGGGGCATGGTGCAAACCACCGATGAGTTGGGAAACCCGCTGGTCACACGGTGTTCGCATGATGGTCCGCCGCCGGTTTTCCCGGCCCCTGATCCGCCTGGTGGGTCGCCGCCGCCGCCGGATGTTCGGGAGAAGCTGGATGCGTGGCGGCACGGGAATGCCTCAAATCAGCCCGCATTGGCACCGCCAAGCGATTGAAACCCCTTGGCGGGTAGTCGTACATGGTTCGGCATTTCCAACGCCGCAAAACCCCCGTTTCGACGGTGCGGGTTGCGGAGTGGCGCGCGCCGGGCGATTCAACACCCCGAACAAAACATAAGAAAACAATGAGAAAACAGGGTGCGTATTGAAGGACATCACCAAAATGGCAGGAAACCTGCAAGCCCAAGTCCAGCCCTTCTTCGCCGCACTTAACAAGATCGGAGAAATCTTCAATGGCGCAAAACAAAACACGAATAATAATGATCGAAACAAACAACCCAGAAACACTGGAGATCAAACGCAAAAACAACATTCCAATCAAAACCATCAACGTACGCAGTGGTGACTACACCGTAATTCGCAGCATCGGCGACGGTGCCAGCATCCTCAGAAATGACAAAAGAAACACCTTCTCCATCGAGCACACCTACCTCGATGACATGATCTTCATAAACGCAGACGAGGCGGAGCAAATGGCATGGGACTTATTCGCCGCAGCAGACGAACTCCGAAAAATCGAACGTGAACACGCCGCGAAGAAGGGGGAATGAAAGTGTCTAATTCAGTAAGTAATACTGAGTATTTGTCACATGATTATGATGTTCGGGGGCTTGCCCCTAGATATCGCGCGGTCACTAAGAGTGGTGGATTGAGCTACGAGTGGGGGGTAAGTTTTGAGTATGCGAAATGCGTCGCTGAGGATATTGGCGGCGTGGTCCAGAAGCGGTTTATTACGGAGCCGAAAACCATTACTGATGACCCGGATGATCGCCATAAGCTTAGCGCGCAGATGGTGCTTGTGGAGGCCATGGTGGCTGAGTTGCCGTTGGTTGATTGGCAGGGTGACCGTGATTATCTCCAGCTGGGGGATAAGGTTTTTTGTTGTAAAGAGATCGACGGTATGGGAACAACATTGGAGGTCGAGGCGGAAGTAATCTGGGTAGAACTGGATGAGAGTGTTTTGGCCCCGGTGTTTTACGAGCGTGAGCACGACGAATTCCATTCCCCGCATCAATTGTTGATTGAGGGCTGGGAGTTCACTTTGTTGGCGGAGGGTGACAATGCCTAGCCGCCACATAATTGAGTTTGGTTTTACTAAGCCTTTGCTCACGTCGAATATGAGGTTTCGGCATTGGTCTCAGCAGGCGGATATTACACGCAGGATCAGGTATGAGGCGGCTGTGCGGGTGCGTGCACTGAGGCTTGCCCCTCAGCGGCATGTGCGTGTGGAGCTGCATTATCAACCGCGTGATAGGCGGCGTCGTGATGCGGATAATCTCGCCCCGACGCTTAAAGCCATGTGCGATGGTGTTGTGGATGCTGGGTTGGTGCCTGATGATACGCCGAATTTCATGACGAAGGTTATGCCAATTATTGATGAGCCGGTTAAGGGGGAGAAGGGCCGGGTTTACATGGTGATTGAGGTGGACAGTGATACCACAACTGCTTGAGGCGAACAGCATGTACCGGGTATTCAATTTCATTGCCGTGCGGGTGATGATTGATGAATATATTCGGCGCGTAATGTCGCCCATTCCCGGGTTTATTGAGGCTGGCGTGAGAAGTGAGCTGCGTGCCCCGATTCTCAGACCGATACGCGCAACAGCCAAAGACAAGTACGTGAGTGAACTTGCAGGGCAATTCACTATTGGCATTGAAAGGAAAAACCATGATTAATGAACCGCACCTGCTACTCAGGTGGGAAGACGATGAGGGGATGCATGAGGAAATCATGTCGTGCCCCGGCCCCGACAAAGGCAACAACGGGTTTGTGATCTGTGATGATTGCGGCCCGGATGACGAAGAAAAGCTGAAGCTTGCAGAAGAAGCTGGGTACGAAGAGTACACCGTACACGGTGTACAGCACACCTGTATGGATGAATGGCGCGTAGATACTCACGAGTGCCTTGTATGTGATCCTTGGGTGACGCGTGACCAATACCTTGAAGATGAGGGTGAGGGTGCTTTCCTGGTGTCGTTCAAATACGACACTGAATTAGAGCTAGAAGAAGCACACATGATCATCAAGCTTGATGAGGTGGTGTTTCGGGCGCTTCTTGATGCGCATAGTGAGCGCCAAAAACTGCGTGAAGAAAGCGTCGCACTGTCGTGGGCCGCGTCCGGCGGGGAGGACATGGGGAAATGAAATGAACAACTACTTCACTGAGTACGTCATGGACGAATACGAAACTACAATCCGAAACGCAATTGAAGGAGAACGGTAATGGAACCGCTCAATAATACCTACGTTCAGCGGGTGCGTAACATACGTGACGCGCTGTACGAATGGACAACCTCGCTTTCAGACAGCGGAGCTAAAAGTCTGAACCCGGAATTTCATCCTATAGGTACGTGGGAAGATAAAGGCGCAGAGCCGGTCACTGAGACAGAAGATGTGGCATACCTATTTACTGTGGCTGCGTACCGCCTTGCCCAACCAGGAATCAACCTGGATTCATGGCTCATCTATGGTGAGGATTTCGACGCCCCGGATATGCTGGTTATCGACGTTGAGGGCGTGGTGCTGGGAATCCACATTGAGGAAGACCGGGACAATGTGAATACCCCCTACACGCTCCATGTGCGGGTTCTTGATCACCTGCCTGATGTGAAGGTGTCGTGTGGTCTAGGGGCGGGGGATGTGTCTATTAGCGTCTCAGACCATATGTGTATGTGGTGGACGTTGGATAATCCCACGCGGGGGCAGGTTAAAGAAGCGCTGCGTAACCTGCTTATCGCCGCTCACCGTTTCCGGGGTGAGCTGCGTGTGAATCGGATGCGCCGCATCGACGCCGCCCTAGCTTCACAGGGTGCGGAAAGCGTGTACGCGCACAACTACCGTGATCTTGTGGACTGGCTCACACCACAGGTTGGTATTGACATGGGCGGTGAGCAGTGGGGCCGGGAAACCTGGTTGCGGCTCATGGATGCAGACGGCACCCCAGAGAACCAGAGTATGACACGCACCACGGTGCTCATGCATCCAGACGTGGACGGCACCCTTCACGTCGTCATAACTGAGTACGACGGGCCTGCAGAGTGGGCGGTGAGTATGGAAGTCACAGACAACAAGGGACGATCCTACAAAGTGAATGGCCCCACCCATGCTGATATAGCCGGGGCCATTGCCAAATGGGTGCAGCTCAATCGCAAGGAAGGGCAAGACTAATGGGCACTGACAAGGAACCCCTGAACCCGGAAGACGGGACCATCTACACCGCTGATGGGCAGCGGGTGGACTACATCAACGACATATCCGATTTACTATGGCGCTTTGATGACGCTCCGGGTGATGGGCTGGAAAACCCGGCTGGCACCCCTGTGCGTGAGCTTAAGCGGGTGCACGACCTGGCATCGCTGCGTGCAGCAGTGAGGGACTGGGAGAGTGAGGCCACAGCAGCGTGGGCAGGGTACAAACCCCACCCTGAACATGAAGGGGAAGTGTGCACAGAGATTACCGCCAACGACATAATCAGTAGTGACATGGAGGCTGTGTCCGTGCAGTTCACCCGGTGCGTCAACTCTGGTGGTGACGTGCACGTGCTAAGTGTAGCTACCGTGCTGCTATCGGTCTGTAAGCCGGGCACTATCGCCGCCGCCCTGGCATGGGGTGAGCCAAAGCAGGGGTTCACCGCCTCATTGGGGCGCGCGGAAGTCAAGGACAATAACCTCGCCGTTGCTTATGTTCTTGACCAGGTGTATTCCTTTGTACAGCAGGCATCTAGTACTCCTGATGCTCATAGCAAACACGCTTGGAAGGTGGCTACTCGCGCGGCTGACATGATGGTAAGCGGCCTTGTCCATGGAGGTGGCACCCCATCATGGGTACCTACCTTCACTGGCGTGACGTGGTACCCGGAGTGCTGGCTTGTGATGCTGGCTGTGCTGAAAAACGCGATCAATCATCAAACTGGCAGGTCACAAGGGGTCATGCCTAGTGTGCAGGTTCAGGGCACCCCGAAAGTGCCCGATTTCGTGGACCCGCAAACCTCTACTTTCCAGGTGGTCCAAGCCCTCACAGTGCGGGGCTATCCCAAAGTGCGCTATGTCGTAGACCCCGATAAGTCACGTGACGGTAAAGTACAAGGGCTGTGGAGTCTCAGCATCACCGCGCCACATGTAAGCGGCAAGGCGAACATCTACCCCACCCTTGCGCTGGCACAGGCAGGGGTGAGCACGGCCGATGTCTTCCGCATGTGCGCCAGCGCCGCCGATTTCATGAGCGCGGCCAACGCTGTGGGCGACGGAACCCCCACCGAATACAGCATTGGTTTCGTCGCCAATCCATCCGATCTCGCATGGTGGAAGCGTCATTTCGATGAGGCGCAGGACGATGCGCAGGGAGCGACCCGCGATGAGGGACAAGGATCTTAAATTTCTCCAGTACTTGGGCGTGCCGAAGACGGAGGAGCAGTGCTTTTACGCGATTCACAGCGATTACAAGCGCCGCAATGAAGCTGTATGCCCGCACGCCCCACTGGGCCTGACGCCAGTCCAGGGCGCTAAGCCAGGGACAGGCAAAAGCATCAGGTACATTGATGCGCTTATCTTGTTCCGCAAGGGCGAGCGCTGGGCGGTTGAGATAAAAGTCACCAAACAGGACTTAGCGCAGGAGCTGCAACGCCCCGAAAAGACCGCCCTGTGGAGGGAACACACGCACGCGTTCTACTACGCGATACCAGCCCCGCTAGTCGAGTGGGCGCTGGACAACATTCCCCAAGGAATCGGGGTCATGGTTTGCAGCGATCAATCCACGCAGATTGTGCGCCGGGCGCGCAAGAACAAAACCCCTGCTGAGATTCCCTACTCGACGTGGCGTCGAATAGCCGGAAGGTTGGGGGATATGCATACGAAGAAAGGAGAATTGCATGCCTAAATGTGAACTAGACCATAAACACCCCAGAGTGGGGTGGCCATGATTCTCACGTGGTTTGCGAACCTGGATGGGGAATTGCCGCGTGATTCTCAGCAGCTGCACGGCCTGGTGGCCGCTGAGTTCCCCAACGAAGGCCGCGTACTCTACGCGGTGCCTGACCGGCGGATCATTGCTGTGCAGCACCGCCACCCCATCCAAAGGTCTGTGACACCCCTGGGGTTGGTGATGGAGGAACGCCTTATCGACGCCCCAGCGACTGGGGTGCAGGTGGAGTTTTCCCTCATAGGGAACGCCACCGTCTGCAAGGCCGGTAAACGCCGCGCCCTCCCAGAGGATAAGCACGAAGCGTGGGGATACCGCGTGCTGTCCGACGCACTCAATATTCATGACATGGAGTGTGAAACACTCACCCCGGCCACTGGGTGGCGCAAAGGCGCTAAGCTCACGCATCACCGTGTGTGCTACCACGGGCACGGCACCGTGAAGAACCAGTCCAATCTTGAACGCCTCATGCTCAATGGGGTGGGGCGTGCGAAAGCCTACGGCTGTGGCCTGCTGGTGGTGAACCCACTATGACCTCAGCGCAGCAACTCATCTACGACACAGTAGGCCGCCCGCCCATCGAGGGGGCTAAGGGCAAGCTGCTTAAGCCTGAACCCGGTATCTGCTCAATCACTGGTGAGCCCCAGGAAATAACAGCTGATGCTCGGCGTGCCCTGGGCGAAAACTTCACCGACCATTCCCTGTGGCGCGCCCATACCGGGCGTGTCGGACCAGCCGCACTATGGTGCTGCTCAGGTAAAGGTGCTTTGTCGCCGCGCATGTGGTCCTGGGTATGCGCCCCCGGTGTGGACCTGCCCGATTCGGTAGAAAAAGCCCCGTGGCATGTGCCAGGGCTGTGCCAAACCAACCGGTCCAACACCCGCCCCATCATCGACCTGCTGATACACCCACCAGCTGGGGAATGGGTGATGTGCATCGCCACCAGCGGACAGAAACACGTCCTCCCCTACGCAACCACCAACCACGGTGAGGGCACGTCAACCATCCGCATGGAAGACACCAATATCACCATCAAACACACCCAATTCCGCCAGGTGTTTGAGGCGACCCTTACCCTACGCCGCATGGGCGCCACCGCAGAAAACATCAAACAAGGAGCACCAGGCAATGCCATAAAAACCCGCGACCAACTCGAAAACTGGCGCAACATCAGCCAAAGCATAGAACACTTGCGCACATCCACGCTTGTTGACCTTGCACTCTGGTGCATCACCAAACCCATCATGGAGGACACCAATGCCTACCCCACACCCTGACCAACTCGACCAGGCCACCATTGACCTCATATTCGCGCTGCGCGACAGCCTCACCGACGACGGTCCAAGCCGCCTCGACTTCTGGGGTGGACGCGCCGCCACCGCGATTGAAACCGCTGCTGCTGGTGCAGACAACGCCAACCAGGCAATCACAATCGCCGCCCGCAAACTACAAATCCCAGTACTCACCACCCACGCCGCACAAGTGGCGAAAACAGCGGCTGAGGTCATCAACCAGGACTACCAAGCCTGGGCCGCCCACGTCGATGACACCATCGTCTACATCATGGCCCTAGCCGCCCTGGAAAACCGCGCCCGCAAAGCCAAAAAAGAAGCAGAAGAGGAGATTCCCTACTAATGGAAACCATCACACCGAAATACGCATCCCACGTCAGCATCACCGCCACGCTGCAAACCCCCTTCCACCACGGGGCAGGCAACGCAGGCAACACCAGCCTGCTACGCACCCAAGAAGTCATGGACCCCGAAACGGGGAACATCTCGAAGGTTCCGTTCCTGTCCGCTGCTAGTGTGCGACACGGCATCCGTGAAGCCCTCGCATGGCACCTCATCGAACACGCAGGAATTGAAGACGGTAGCCTGACAAAGCAGGCCGTGGACCTGTTGTTTTCCGGTGGTGCGGTCACCTCGACCGGGGCGAAAACCAACCTGGACATGGCGCGCCGCGTTGAAAAATACCTGCCCATGCTGTCGCTGCTCGGCTACGCCGCACAATCGGACATCGTGTCCGGCACTCTCCGCGCCTCCGACCTGATGCTAGTGTGCGCTGAGAATAACTGGCGCTGCCCGATCCAGGACCAACACCGGGCCGCTAAGTACAGGAGCGAGGAGTTCGGTACCCGGAAGGACACTGGTACGACACCGGCGCAGCGGATGATCCAGATGACTAAGGGTGATTTGGGGACTGCGCAGATGATTTTTGATCAGCAAATCCTGATTCCTGGTGCTCGCTTGTGGGGTGTGGTTGGGGTGTCGCAGGCTGCGACTAAAGCCCAAATCCAGGTCATGTACGCGGGTCTGGCCTTGTGGGCACCGGGTGGGGAGGCGCGCCTGGGTGCTAAGACTGCTCAGGGGTTTGGTGTCGCCCTTATTGAGGGTATCGACCAGGTGGAGGCCCAGCGGTCGCTTGACGAGTGGACCACACATGTGGTGGAAAACGCCGGCGAAATCCGCCAGTTGATCACGGATCTGGCGTCATGATTGATTTGCAGGTGACCGCCTGGCTGGACACCCCAGTTATTGGCACACTGTCGCCGTTGGATGCGCCGTTGTCGTATGCGGCGTATCAGCGTGCGGTGCGTGATGGGAAGCCGTTGCCGCCGATGACTGATGAGTATGTGACTGACTTCCCGCTTCCATTGGCCAGGTGGGAGCGGGAAGAGGTGTGGGGCTGGTGCACAAGCGAAGCCTGGTGGCAGGAGGTGCGGTTTTCCACATCAGTGGAAATTAGGCGTAAGCCAGCCACCCGTGAAATGGCGAGGCTTACAAACGCCAAAGACCATCACAGTGGGCTAGGGCCGATGAAAGCCCGAAACACCGTGCTAGCAGCGGATTACGTTAATCCGGTGTTCTGGTTCGTGGAGTGCGACGACCAATCACAGGCAGATGAACTAAAGGATCTGCTCGGGGATATAACTCATCTTGGGGCGCGCCACCGGAATGGATTCGGGCACATCACAAAATGGGAAGTAGAACCACTTTCAGATGACCTGTCTTGGCAGTGGCAGGCACGCCCGATGCCCACGCCAGATGGGCCGGTGATGCGGCGTCCGCGTGCCCCGTATCATCATCCGAGTGGGCGGGTGCCTCATGACCGCTGAACTCCCATTCACACCTGATCAGGAGCGGGAAACATGGACGGGACAGTACCCTCCGTTCGACGTGCACGGTATCTACCCGTGGTCAACCCTGGACACCCGCACCACAGAGTGGCGGGCCCG